TTGATAAATTTACTATTCGAGAAGCCTGCTCTTTTGGATTAGAAACAAAAGCAAAATGATTAAAACTGCTCATGTTTTCTTCAATCCATTCAGGCGTAACCCTAAATAACTTAATCGACTTTCCTCTAGACTTCATCCCTCTTTCAGAAAGATTGACAAACTCAGATGCCATTGCACTAATATTTGCTGGACCAGCAGTGTACAAATAAAACTCTTTGTCACTTTCCTCTAATTCAGATAATGCAACTGCCATTGCTCTAAGAAAAATGTTGTAGTTGTTGAAACTAGTCGTTCCTTGTACCCCTACTATCATTGCTTATCCCTTCTCTTAGTTTGTCTAATATGAATAACATCTTGTCTAATTGTACCTTATCCATATGCTCCGTGTCAACTTGTATGGCATAGTCTTTTCCGATCAAGTTATTTACCATTGGTGCTGTATAAAAGGCATTGTCTTTGATCCAATACGCCTCGTTTTCAACAATAATAACTCTAACATTTTCTTTTTCTTGACGAATTTTTGACTGGCTTTTTCTATTTATCTTTTCAATATATTTTCTCTGCTTTGAGTATTGACTATGAATCATAGATTGAGTCATCATAGGCTCATAAACTGAGCCTTTTTTAAAGAACATTATGTATCCTATTACTAATAATAAGGGAACAGTTAAGGCTAACGCTCCATACAAGTTATTCATAAACACCCCCAGGTAATGATTGTATCACTTTTCTTTAAACCCTTAGTCTCCAGTTCATGGCTTTAGGGCCTTGCTTTATCATTTGAAACATGTGGTGTTTATATTGTTCTGTTAGTTCTGCATAGATTTCTGGATTGACTAACTCAAGTTTTTCTGTTATTGAGTAAAGCATTTCGCCTTTTTCATCTATTCCAGCCATCTCTATGGCACCTTGCATAATTAAATGCTCTACCATTGCTTGACTTTTTATATTCATTACTTCCCCGATTTTATTCTTGCCTTCTTCAAAGCGTCAAAATCTTTGACCTTTGTTTCTCCCATATATCCCCATGCATGACCATCATTAATCATCTTATCATTAAGAGAAACAGTGTCTCCATCAAGATATACCCAACCAAGAATACGACCATACTTTTCTGAAGAGTTCATTTTCTCTGTCTTAATAACAACAACCTTTGCAGCGTCAATACAGTGCTTCAAATAAGCCTTTGCTTCCAGTCCTAAGACCTTTTCAGCC